CGGAATCGGGCACAGAGAATGGAACGGGATATAGTCGCTGTCTTCTTCGCTCAGAATCTCGCTTCCGGCGTAGAAAACTTGTTTGAGTTGGGCAATGCCTCGCTTCGTACCCTTGCGGATGTAGCACTCAAAAACCTCAACAGTCTGCATCCAGGTATCCAAAGATGCCATGTCATCAGGAATCTCACCGTTGTCGAATCGAGCCAGACGCTCCGGTGTGTAGGTCAAAGAATCAGATGCAGGCAGACCCTCTACGATCTTCTTGGAGAATCCCATCGCAACTAGGTCAGAGCGAGTCATCAGTCGGCGATGCGCGACAAACGGAGAGTCTTGAATGTTCCTGGCGCGTTTTGAGATCAAGAACTCCTCGGGAGGAATGTTCTCGATAACAACCTTGCCTGTCTTGGATTTCTTTTGAACAGTAACAGCGTAGATTGAATAGGTCGCAGGCATCCCATCCGGTCCGATGGGTTGAAGTCCATCCGGTCCAACAACAGGGAATGTCTGTGTGTCTTGTTCGACAATCTCCATTGACTCATCAGCCATCAACATAGCCAATTCGTCTTCTGTCAGGTTCTGATACTTCTCTCGCGTAATGTCTTCAGACTCGTCCCAATACGCTTTGACCACTCCAACCTTTTGAAGTAGTGCGTCTTTAAACCAGTCGTGAAGAATCAAGGTTCCATCATTGTCACGCTGAAGAACCCAGTTACAGTAATCAGTAGCTTGCTTTGCGGCTTGCTCGTCTTGAGGACCGCGAGGATCAAACCTTACTACCTCATCAGAGCCTGTGAAGATGCGAACAAGTGAGGGCAAAGCACCATCGACAGCTTCAGCGACCTCTCCGGTAACGATCTGGCTTTTGCCTTCGATCTCATTTCCATAAGGCTGACGCAGGTAAGCCCTTAGAGCATCCTCACGCTGGATCGTTGTTTCGGTTTCTAAATATCCGAGTGCATTGTCAATCTCGGATTCAATGATCGCTTTCAGTTCTTGGCTCATTTGTGCCTTTCGGTGGCCTGCCCATCTTGGGCTTTTGTTCCGATTGTAATACCTTAATTAAATTTTCAAGCATTTCAATGCGTTGTTCGAGTGCGTCAACACGCTTGGAGGGAACCATGTCCCCTTGTTTAAGTAAATACATCAGACGATCCATTTCGGAGGTTTGTTAATAGAAGAACCCCACTTCGGACTCTCATCAAGTCCAACCGCAAGGTAGCGGAAAGCATCGGCAGCGTGTGAGTGCTGGTCGTGCAAAGGTTTGTTCGAGAACATCTTGGTATTCGGGTCAACGTCATACCGATAATGTCTCAAGTTCTGAAGACCATCAGCACAGCGGTTAACGTCAAAGAATACCCTGTTAAGCAGCATACGAGCAGCGTTAATCCCGTCTGCCACAGACAGTTTAGGCGTGATTCGGATAGGCTTGCCCATTCCCTCAAGAATGTCCTTAACACTCTTTCCGGTCATGTTCTTGTGTTCAGCATCGTGAGGGAGCCACCAGTCTTTGTAGATATATCCCTTGTCCTGAAGAACCTGGGCGTAGTGGTCAATCGGCTTTTGGCAGTTTTGGTAGAAATCAATGACTCGAACCTCACCTCCGGCGATTACCTGAACAAACCAGATAGACGTCATGTCAGCCCATCCCAAGTCCCAGAAGGTTTGAACCGGAATGGTTTTGTCAATAATGAGATCAATGATCCTGTTCTGCTCTTGGGCTTGCCTTAACTCTTGAGCGTAGACAGCCCCATCCAGCATCTGCCTAGTGTGTCCTTCCCAGACGTTAAGGTAGGCATCAGGGTCTTTTTCTTTTAGGTGGGTTAGTTCTTCTTTAAGAACCTGCGGAAACCACGGATTGTCCGACCAGTTAACTTTCCTGACAACTGCGTTAGGAGGAGGATTAAGTACAAACCTTTTAAAAGTCTCATCAGTGTCCAGGTCGGGGTTGAATGTTGCCCAGATTTCACTGCCTGGCTTTCGGATAGTTGGGATTAGAGTTTCCCATGATACCTTTGAGATTGCTTGTGCTTCCTCACACCAACAGACGTCTACACCCTCATAGGATTTTATGGAGGTGACGTTATGCTTCAATCCAACGAAAGAGAACTCAGAGCCATTCGCTCCGTAGATCGCTGTTCTCTGAATGTCAAACAAGGACTCAAGCCCCATCGCCTTGATCTGGTCAGCTAGGAGAGCCAGAACGGAATCAGAGATCGAGTTCTGAAGTTCACGCGCGCAGAGGATGCGAGTTGGCTTTTGAAGCGAGATGGCGATGAGTGCTCTAGCGGCAGACCAAGACTTACCCGACCCTCGTCCTCCGTAAAGGATTTTGAATCGGTGAGGCTCAAATAAGAAATCTAGCTTCTCAGGGAAGTCTAGTTCAAGATTCATTCGGACGTTTCAGATTGATTGAAATGCCGCTGATCTGTATCGCTCCACCCTCTGGTCCGGTCATCTCAGTCCGCGACAGTTTAGGAGCTGCGTACTCTGCAAGTTTAGCCAGTAAGTCCAAAGCCCTGTAAGGATCAGGCTTGCGATCTTCGTTTCCGTTTGCAACGTCTGTAAGCCACTTCTGGACGTTTTCAGAGTTATCCGATAGCAGAGCGCTAATAGTCTCTCGAAACTCAATGGTGGACCGATTAGGCACTCCCTTGGGTCTTCCTCTGCCTCGGTTGGTCAGGTTAGCAGAATTTCCGCTCTCTACTTTTTTCATTTCTTACCAATTCCTTACGGCTCGTTGGCGTGGTTAAGTTAATTTATTTTACCACTTAATTATCTTTTTTTGTCCAGTATCCTTTTGGAAGTCTATTTTCTGCCTGTTGCTTTACTGTTGCCCATCTTACATTGTTTGGCTCATAGTGTCCAAATGGGTTTATTCGATCCAAAGTCATGCCTTCTGGTCTTATTCCTATGCAATTTACCAATTCTTGTAATGACTTAAATTTAAACTCAACATTTTCATAACAAGGATGATGCTTTGCTCCCATCTTGCATCTTTTTTTTGCTTGATAAAAACTAACCCTTGTATAAAACAATTCTTTATTGTTTTTTACACCAGTTCCTTTTGTAGGATGGTCTTTATCTTTAAATCTTGCCCTATTATGACAAGGTTTACAAATTAAAGGTTTACCAGCTTTTGTTACTCTAGCAATAACATCACGCCTAACTGCTCTTTGTTCATTGCAACTTGGGCAAATCACAACATCACTTAAATTTCCATTTGGCATATAACCTCCGTTTTAGAGATTATATCACCATTTAGTACTGTTCACCACTTAACTTTTGACGCCCACCAAGCCGCACTCATCTTGCCCTTGGCAATATTTTCGGCATGACGAGCCTTAAACGCTTCGTTACGCTTCGTCCCGTCTGGGCTACCCTTAACTCCCTGCTGTCCAAATCTGATTAACTTAACTTGGTCATTAGACTTGGCTAAAACAGCATGGCTTTTCGTTGGGTGATTCGGAGTCTTCTTCGGTTTGTTATACCCTGAAAACTCCTCTGAGCCTCGTTTTATCATGCTCACCTCGGGATAAAGACGTTATCTGAGATCACTCTTTCAGCGAAATAATAACCCCAGTCTTGGATCATTATAGCAATTTCAGCGTCTGTCATGCCGTTTTTTCCGAGTCCCTTTTGCTCAATGATGATGACAGGTTTACATCTCTGGATCGTCTGAAAAGCACCTTTCAAAGCGTTTTCCTCAAATCCCTCAACGTCTAATTGGATGAGATCGCAGTCAATGTTAAGTGAGTCAATCGTCACCATCGGGATTCCAGATTCAGACTCCTCGATCTGCATTGCACCCCAATTCTCAGCTTCTCCGTCCACAGACTTACAGTAACCCATCCTGTCGCTCAGTCCGGCTTTCGTCATGTTGACGTTTGGCTCGTTTACGTTTCTCAGTAAACATTCCCAGTTCAGGTCGTTTGGCTCGAACGTATAAACCTTGTTAAAAAGGCTTGAGTACGCTTTAATCCACACTCCACAGTTAGCCCCTGCCTGGATTATTGTCCCGCGCTCTGGAACCCATTTAAGCAGTTCTGGCAAGGCTTGAATCTCTCTCGGAATCCACTTCCAAGCCTCTTTGTCGTGTTTCGGCCACCACCACCCATCTCTGAGTTCAATCAATTCCGTCATATCCACGAGTTGATCCCCAGAATTGTGTAGCGAAACAGTGTCCATTGCCTTTGTAAATCTTTCCTGAGAAGTGATGTTTTGTAAAGTAATGTGATGGATAAACAGTTAAGTCATAGCCCGTTTCCCTGAAAACCTCCGTGATGTGAGCAGGTCCGGTTGTCTCCCAGGCTCGTTTGTCAATCACTGATGCTTTCTTTTGGAGTCTGTTAATACACTCTCCAAAGAACGGGTTTCCTTTTTCCGATCCCATTACAGATACGTTAATCAACCCAGGACGCATGATTTCCTGTTCCCAATGGGCAAATGCTGCGGGTTTGAGCAACCAATCTTCTAAGGGACTGAGACAGACAGAATCAGCGTCTAGCGTGATTCCACCCTCGTTGTAGAGGATTTCATATCTCATCATGTCAGCGACCCCACAAAGTTCGTGGGCTAACATTGACTGCATATGCTTGGCATTGAACCAAGGTTGTTTTAGTTCTTCATTGCCCCAGATTTTTATCTCATAGTCTGGGTTCAATTCTCTCCATGTCCCGATACATTTATCAGGGCGTTTGGACTCGTCACCGATCCAAACAAAGTGCAGTTTTTTTGGAATCATCAATGCCTTTGCTATTGATATTGCTTGACTCAGACAGTACAATGGCTATACCACACAACCAAGGAAAACCATGAGAGTCAAGCAATGTTCATTTTGCCATAAAGAATTTAACGCAGCAAAGAAAACAACAAAATATTGTTGCAGGTCTTGTCAATCATCACATCTAGCAATTTTGTATGGGAAACAACGAGCAGAGAAAAAAAAGAATGGCTCGTATCACAAATGCAAAATTTGTCAGACAGAGTTTTACGCTCCAGCATACAGACAAGAAACAGCAAAATATTGCTCTAGAAAATGCACATCAATAGCAAATCCAGAAAACACAAAAAAAGCAAGAGCAGCTAGTCCTGTTATGAAAAGAGCAGGATTAACAGAAAAAAGAAAGTATGTTGTTATCAATGTTGCTGGCAAACAAGTAAGAGAACATCGATTTATCATGGAACAACATCTTGGTAGAAAACTTACCAAAAATGAGCATGTCCATCACATAAATGGAAATCCTCAAGACAATCGACTTGAGAACTTACAAGTTTTAAGCAACTCAGAACATCAAAAACTAGAACTCAGCCTTTTTTCTGCATTGCTTTCTTTGCAGAACTTAAACCAATAGCCACCGCTTGTTTTTGGCTTTTGACAACAGGACCGCCTTTGCCAGAGTGCAATTTACCTTTGCCATACTCTGACATTACTTTACCCATTTTCTTCTCACCAGCTTTAGTCATCTTCATTTTCATCTTCATTCATTACTGGAGCCTTTTCCCAACGGCGACAGACTCGGAGGGAGTGGCATATGAATAAAAATTTATTACAATAACCCCGACCACCACCGTCCTTGTCGAACTCGTCTTGCGGGACAACTTCCATTGCTTCCAAAGTCTCTGGAGCGTCATCAAAATATTCACAGTTCGCGCACAAACGGCGTTTTGCTTGATCTGGAGAGATACGCCAGACATTCGCCAAACCACGCCAGAACTCGGTGTTTGCTTCTTGAGTGTTCTCCGGACCGAGCATCTGAGTTTCCATCAGAGTGTCACGGATTTTCTCGTTGGATTCTTTAGTCAATCCCTCGATGACTGGTTTCTCAGCCTCTTGGATTTCAATCACAATTTCTTCTGCTGGCGCTAAAAGTCCGCTCATATAAACCTTTCAAAAAGAAGGGGGACGCATCCCCCAACTGGGGAAGGCAACTGCGTGAGAGGAGAACTCGGGCGTCCCAGTCATGTCGATTTTACACCTTTGGTACGGGAATACTAGAGGGCCATTCCCGATT